TTAGCAGTTTCATATCTTAGTAGATCTCCTACAGTCTGGACAGGTTGCGTTATGTTTTCGTTTTCCATTGTAATTCCATTCGTACTTACAATGCTCACATTTTATTTTCGTCATTGTGTGAGTCTGAGTGTTAGTGGTGTTATGAGTAGTGTTAGTGTAATAGACTATACAAAGAGAGTAAATTAAGCATCAGATTTCTCCTGTTTACCAAACACTTTGAGTTTCTCTACTATTGGGTTAGATTTTTTAGGTTCTAACTCAACTATCACATCAGCTATATGTACTGGTTCTGGAATGTTCTCAACCTTGACTTTCTTATGGGTTGGAATTACTGCTAATGGACCAATCCCCATTCCGCATCCCTTTTTGTGAGGAAATTTAAACACAATTACGGGTAAGAGAATATTGCCCTCTTGGGAGGCACCACAACGGGTACAGCCTATAGTCATAAAATAAGGTATGCGTGAGTGTTTTAAAGTGTTTATAAAAAAAAAAGAAAAAATATTGTATCGCTAAAACGCTGTGATTACGTAAGCTCCGACATCTTGGTGTGCTGGTTGAACGTCAAATCTAACCAATAGGTCAGATTCATACAAACCACCTACACTAAGGTCAAAGTTCTCAATGGTCAAATCTTCTCTTAATCCTACTACTTGAGCAATATCTCTCTTGACTATCAAGACAGATCCTTGAGCAATTTGTGGGGTTTCCCATACGTTTCTTAATCCTAGTGCGGCTGCCAATCCAGAATTATTGATAACATCTGTGTTGTCAGTCGGTCCTACGATAAATCTACTTAGGAATGGCCACTCACCGTTCGTTCCAGCGTTTCTAACTGCGGTCATAGCGTCAGTTGGGTTGATAAACATTGTATCGGCTCTATTCCTTTGAGTGCCTGGGAATATGCCTCTAACTACGTTGATCAAAGCCTCAAATTCTGCTTGGACTGGAGTTGTCAATGCTAGGTTTGCTTTTGTATCAGTTGGAACGCCTGCAGCACCGACTAGGGTTCTGATTGATTTTTCACCAATCATATAATAAAATTCGTTACCAGCGTTTTTGAGCGATTGCTCAACTGATAGGAAATTATTATCCTTTACATCGTTTCTATTTACTGCTAGTGTTCCTCGATAAGAGTTGTTTGTACCTGAACAGTCGAGTTCAACAGTTTCTACTTTGCCTCCGATTGCTGGGGGTGTACCGCCTGCTTCTTTGTATATTTCTATACCTTTTTGAGCACCGACAGCACCGCCGACAGTATCAGTATATTTTGTGATTGGGACATTCACTTTTGGAGCGTCCATGTCAATCAGTCTAAAGTACTGTTTCCAATCTGAGTATGGCTCAGCTCCCTCCAAGATTGTATCTGCAATTTTCAAAGCAGACAAACTATTTGGGACGGATACGGTTTCTTGAAGTGTACGGCCACCAACTTGTCTATTGGTACTTGCCATATCACCGATACGGATTCCATATTCACTGTGCCAGATTGCTGGTAGGTTTGGGTTTAATTTTCCATCTTCAAAGCCATTCTGGGAATGTCTATCGAAGAATACGGAAAATGGGGTTTCACGAATTGGTTTGAAAATATCAAACCCTCGTCCATTAGCCATTTGGGCTTCTGCACCATACGTTAAAGCTTCCTTAATGTGAGCCATTTCTGGCAACATTAGAATACTTTGACGGTTGTGTTTTGGTTTACTAGCCATAATTCTATGCTAACGGAGCCCCTCCACGTTGTACGTCAACTGCTATGATATGATCACCTGCGCCACCTGAGTCTTGCAAAGCAAGTGCAACTACAGTTTGTGTAGTTACGGCTGCTTGAAGTGTACCAGTTGCAGAAACCGCTAATTTGGCTCCTGGTAGTACGTCCCCTGTGACTTTGGCTAGGCATCTGCCTTGAGTACATACCACTACTGCGTCGGTTGCATTACCAGCGCGGGTTGTATCATCGTTAGAAGCTGCACCTGTTCCGTAGATTCCATCGAGATCACCACCAACAACGATACCGTAACAAAATTCAGTTGCGGCATCACCATTTTCAACTCGAGCCAAAAGCTCGGTTGTTGGAGGTGCGATTAGAACTACTGCGGCTCCCATATCAATAGTTTCGTTTGCGATAACATTTACTACTGAGCTTGACTCATGGTCGATTGGACCACGGGCTAAGCCAGGATAAAAGTTAGTCATTAATTGCCCCCAAGATTCATAGTATAAAGTTATTACTAGAAAAATAAAAAGAGAAAATTCCCTACTTGTAGGGTTGGTTTTCCATCATTTTGTTCATTTCAGTAATCCTTGCTCTTTTCTGTTCGAGTTGATGTGTTTTCTCGAAAATCTTTGGAGCTTGCGGATTAAGGTTTGTAACAGTTGATGGTATTGTTTCTTGAATACTTGGTACGACAACTGATCTATCGCGTGTACTGTTAAGATCCAATCCTCCGCGTAGGTTGATTGTTTCTTGCAGTTTTGCGTTAAGATCCTTGATGGCTTTCACCTGATATTTGATTGTGGTTTCTTGCTGTGCCATTTTGTTGTAAATTGGTTTGAGGTATTCCCTGACAGTATATTGCATTTGTTGCATGGATTGTTGAGGTGAAAATGGTGGTAATTGTGGCATACCTTGTCCCATTTGCTGTGCAATTTGCGGATCCATTCCTGGCATACCGCCTTGTTGCATTTGGGGCATCATTTCAGAAAACTGATTTTCAGTTCCCGTAGCCTTTTTCATGTCTTTTTGACCGTCCTCAGTTTCGCTACCCTCTTGTGGATAAGGGGGTGTATTGTCAGTAGATTGTTCGCTACCCTCGGTTCCTGTTTTGTTACCTCCAGATAGCTCTTCCTCTTTTACAAAGTGATCTCCTTTAGACTTTATACCGTCGTCATGCTTTGGTGTTGGCATTTCATTTCCATCCATTTCTCGAATAGCAGTAGAGATTAGTTGATCGCTAATGTTTCTTTGAGTTTGGTTTGGGTGGTCTTTTAATGCGAATCCCATCTCTACGATTTTTCGTAGTGATGGCTTGGCACCTTTTAACAGTGTTTCAGCCTCTTGTAGTGTCGTACACTCTCTAAGAGATTTCATTAATTGCCCTCAAGATTCATAGTTTAAAGTTATTTCTATACGGGCTGGATACCAGTTGTTTTGACTCCTGGCTCGGCAAATGGAATTTGTATGCCTTGCCACATGATACCTCGGGGATCAGTTACAACCCAAGTCAAAGCTATATCATCCATCTCACCAAGTATGACACCCCTTGGAACGTTACAAAGCTCTCCAGTGACTGGATCACACGGCTCGATAGTTTCAGTTCTTGGAGCACCTCCGTTTATGCTAACGGCTGTAATCTGACCATTTAGTACCATTTGGTTGATTTCTGGATCAGCCTCTATTATGAGCATTTGAATAGAACGTGTTGCAAAATCATATTCTGAGTCAAGTACCATGGCTCCAGTACGCCATTCTGGATTATGGTTAATGTCCATTCCGTGACCTATGGCAGTACGAGCCATCGCCATTAGTTCCATTCCGTCAAGCTTTCTGCGGTATTGTTCACCCTCTCCCCTGTGATCAGTGATTGTTTCCTGACTTGCACGTACAAGATAAAGTACACCATTATTTGCCTGAGCCAAAGCTTTCGCCTTGGTTATGTAATCATCAGTAAGCCATCCAAACTCTTGGCGTACTTGCATAATTGCCTCCCTCATCATTTTAAGAGGCTTGCGATAGTAGTTTCTATGGCCTGTTCTTTGGGACAATTCCCCCTCCTTTTTGACCTTATGAAGTGTCCCGGCGTGGGCTTTTGCACCAATCTTGCGGTGTATGGTTTGTGATTTTGCCAATGCAATAGGATCTATTTCACTGGCTTGCACCGCACCCGTTGGTTTCCAATAACACTGGCAATTTGGATGAGTATTGGTATATCCCAAACCCTCACTTGGAGGGACTGGTCGGTGTCCCCTGTCATTCATGTCAAATGTCTTGCCACCATAACGCGCGCAAATATCGTCGTTGTCATGGGACTGGTAGATGTACTCCATTAACTGGGGTTCAGTTTCGTTAAACATACCACTTGGATAGATGGCTATTGGGGGCAACTCCGAGGGATTCATTTGAGAATCTTCAACATTATATCTCCATTCGGGGACGGACTTTTGGAAGTTGAAACCTTGTACGCCCACGGTTGGAGTTTCGCTGCCTACATCATTAGCCAATCCCAACCAGTTTTGATCATCACCTTGGTATGGTGGGTTAATAATATTGTAAGTATGTCCTATGTTACTACCAGTCTGATAGTATTGTGGGTTGTTTGTTCTGACAGCCCCCATGGGATCTGGGGTTGGATTGCTTGGATATGGTTCGGTTGGACCAAGGGTATTTGGCTGAAAGTACGGAGGGCTACCAGTGTCAGGAACCTGATAGTGATTAATCTGTGGCATCAGGTCCATGCCAGTTACATCTCCTGGCCATACCTCTACTGGAAGTTCTGGAAATTGGGTAAGTAAAATCCTGTTAATTTCCTGATCAGGTATTCCCATTTGATGTAAGAATCTAATCAGTTCTTGCGGGTTTTGCATGGACATTCCTTTACTTTCTTATCCATTATGTCTTTGTAAACCATCTCTTGTATAGTTTCAAAAGTCACAAGTTCGCCAGGTTGCTGACCTCCTTGAGCTGGATCACCAAAATCAGGCTGTCGTCCGCTACCCTGACCTCCCTCGTCAACGTCCTTTAAGTTATTGTTGACTTCGTGTACCTCATGTCCAAACGGAATATCTAATGGATTGTGTGTTTCTGACGTTGGCAAAAATGGGTGATTACTATAATCATGTTCGCCCTCTTTACATATCTCACAAATCTTCATCGATAACTCCCTGTGCTTCTTTGATAATTACTTTACACCAAGGTAATGACATTGGTATAAAATTATTCATTTTTTACACCTCTGTTTTTAACAGATATTTCTCTCCAAGGGATAAGCGATTCTACCATTTTTCTACTCCCCTCAAATTTATTCATAATTTCTCCCTGTTTGATAGTCTTGGTTCTGTGGGTTTCGCTTATAATTATTTTGGAGATCCCCAGATCCTCTAATGTCAATAGCCATACTGTCATAAATTGAGTTGTCCATTGGTGGGCTACCAACGTTTTGATTGTCCCAATTTTCAGCTATTGGACCACCTCCCTCGTCATGCTGGGGCAAGTTCATGTTATCCTCATAGTACGGATCTTGCTGACCGTTTTGATCCAAGCCAATACCTCCTTGCATCATTTGCTGTGCTGCGAGAACAGCGGGATCAAACATTTGTGCGAGTTGGTCATCCATATCCTTGGTAATACCAAGTCCAGCCTGCTCAAAGAGATTGTTCAATACAACTGGATCCTTTGGCAACGGTGAGTTTATGTAAAGTTCAAGAAGCTTAATCTGATCCTGAATTGGAATATCTTTCTTTTCGACCTTGCCAAACTCTACTTGCAGTTTTAACTCCTTGAATGATAAGTATGTCATTCCCATTGTTGCAGGGTTTGGTAATGGGTTGCCCTCGTACCATGGCTTGAAGAATTGCTCAAGCATTTGCTCCTTGAGCGAAATGGGGAAAGCACTAAGCCCAATCTCGTCAAGTGCTGCTGAGCTACGAGCGTTTGCAAATTGATGACTTTCGGAAGATCCTTGTTTTCCTCTAAAATCGTTGAGTGCCTTAAAGATAGGACCAATCGTTAGATCGGTAAACTGTTCTGGATTGAAATTGCGAGCTTGTGAGCCAAGCTCTTGGGCGGTTACTTTGACTCCAGCTACTATATCTTGTCCAATGTCAAGCGACTCTACTTGGGCTTGCAGATTGGCTCTGCTTGTTTCGTCACCGTTCTCTACGGTGTAAAGGTTCCTTGCTATGTAACGTTGCTCAGCCATCTGCATTGTGTACTGTGTAGCATACTTGCGGTCTAGCAAGCTTGGCAAAAGCCTTGTTTCAAATTCACCCCCGCCGATTGGAAATTCAAAGTATCGCGGACTCGTCATTGAAACAGCAAACCCTGTACCAAAAGCCGACGCATCTACTGGATTCCATTTGAAGTGAATTACCTCACCTGGATTGTGATAGCCTTGATATTCAGCTCCTCTAAATTCATACTTGTATGGGATCCTTTGTCTGTCCCACCAAATCCTAACAAACGAGGAAATTGGAATGTGCATTAAATCATTAAAGTTTCTTACATTTTTGATACCCATTCGTGGCTTCCAAACGGAGTTACCATACCAAAGAAGCTCTTTTGCAATAATGGTATCAAGCGTGTCAAAGTGTAGATCCTGTGTGAGTCGCTCGAAATAATCTGCAACAAAACTCTGCTCGGCTTTTACATAATGTGCGCCACCCGTAACTTGTGATGATAAGTGATTAATAGCAAGCTGTGTATCCTCGTCAACCTGTAATCCGACCATTTGAACTCTAAAGGGAATCTCTGGGGTATCAAATGTCTTGGAGGTATAACCCTCTCTAGAATAAGCGCCGACAGTAGAAATTTCTGGACCCCAAACTGGCTGTGATAACCCTGGAGCCATTTCGTGCATGGTTGCATCCATTGACATTTTTAACTGGTTTAGATTTACACTTGGTACTCTTTTTTCAAAAGGTGCTCTTTGCGGTGTTTCAGCTAATCCTATTTTTTTCAAACCATTGGCTAGCCTGGTTTTAAATCCCATTATTTTTTAATCTCTCCCTAGAATAAAGGAGTTTTCATATAGTAGCAATCATACTCATTCCTTGGTTTTCATAAACTTCGGTAAGGTATTTGCCACCATGACCTTTTTTGGGAATTGTCTTAAGAATAATAATACAATAACAAGAATGACATAATTGAAAATCTTTCCAGTTTTTTGATTTTGGTGAGCGTGAGTTTTTGAAACAGTTAGTCCCGTGTTTATGACCTAAGCACGTTGCCACGCCTGCTATTAGTTCCCCCTGTTTATATACTATCTACGTCTGGCTTTTCGGCGTACTGGCGAGATTATGTAGGCTGTTGGGTTGTAATTTAGGTCAGCTACCAAACAATAGATTATTGCCATAACCGAGTCTGGAGGATGGTTAAACTGCTTGATTGCCTTTTGTCTTGGATCCTCCACCTTGACTTCCTGTACTGCCTCCAAGTCCTTACGTGTGATACTTGTCATATCATCCATAAGAAAGCCAGTTTGCCAGTCGTAATAGTGAGGTATAATGAACATTGGTTTTTTGAATTTTTCCTCATTTGGGTAAAGAGGGTGAGCAACTGACATTCCAATAAAATCAATAAAGTTTTGCACCACGGTTGTCTTGTCAATGGTAATTCGCTGTTTTTCCTCATTTCCGCGATCATCATAATTCTGGGAATAATCGGCGTTTTGTTTGATTTCGTTGCCGATTGTCTGGCATCCTATGAATTTATTAGAACCCACTCCTAAGAACTTATTATCTTGTGAATCCCTGCCACCGCCTTGGATTATTGGTACTTGGTCTTGTCCGTATCCCCAATCCCCGACTGAGAAATCCACATCATAGTCTTTAAACAGATTAGCAATATATCGTGCCTGATCCATTGGGTGCTCACTCGGCCTTGGATCAATCCATGCAAGCTGATAGCGATTACTCTTATTCCAATGAATAACAATAGCAATAACAGTTTTCGACGCAGCGGGACCACTACCAAAATCTACACCACCCAATACGGTAATTTCGTTGCCGTATAAGGCTTTTAGATCCCTGACCTCATCCCCGCTCAAAAGCTTCATGTAATTAACCCAGCACTTTTCTACCATATCGGGTGTGATTGGTCGGCGTTCTGCCTTGTAGAACTCACCCTCACAGTGGGACAAAAACATGGAACGTGGATAATGTTTTTCCTGATACTCTATTGAAAGCTCTGGCTGGACATGGTACTTTGTAACAGCATCATGTATCGTTAAGGGAATATGCGGGAACATACGTTGCGGAAAGTGATAACCGCGGTACTCCGTATTTGTTGGGTTTTGCGACACCCATCTACCAGCAAGTATCTCATCGAGGGCATCCTGTGAATTGGATATTTCACCGAAAGCGTCGAACTCCAGCTTGTCACGCCAATCGGGGTTGTCGTACACCCATTCGCGCTGGTCAGTCCGTTTCCAGATTTTGTAATAGTCAGAGCCAGCCTCACCTCCGATTCCAAAGCCGTAGAAACGTCCGTGAGTCTTTGACATTGAGTAAAATGCCACTGGTAAAAATCCAACATCCTGAGCTTGCATTTCGTCAAGAACAAGAACCTCATTACTCTTACCCTCTACAGCGTGATACTTATTTTCATCTGTCACCAAGTAGATTACGGAGCCATTAAGGAGTCTGATCCTACCAACGTTTGCTTTTCCGTTTGGTAGGAATCGCTCCATCTTTGGGTTGGCTTGGAAAGTTTCCTGACGTAATCTTTGCTCGGAAAATGCTGATCGGTGGTTGTCATCATCTGCAACATAAGTTACCTCGCTCCCTGGCTTGCTAAGTGCAACCCAAGCGATCAGGGAACTGGCATTGGTTGTCTTGTATGTCTGACGGCCATTTACGAAAGTTATGTGTTTATGAGTATCCATTAATGGCTCGATCCAATATGGGTCCCTGTCGAAGTTTAATGGTTTTTGTCCAATCATGGGGCGAAACTCTTTGATAAAATCAAGTAGGTTGTCTGGGATGGATTCGGGTAAGGCCTGAGCTTTTACCTGATTTAGTCTTTGTTCAACTTTCCCTAAACGGAAATCGTCCGAATGTACCAAGGCTTATCGGTTGTTATTTCTGACCTTATCCTCAGCTTCTTCTTTTAAAACTGGATTTAATCCAAGTGCCAAATCCTCGGGTGTAACACGGTGCATATCTTTCTCAACACGTTCAAGTCTTGCTGCATATTCAATGTTCTTTTGTAATCCCGCATAGAGTTGCGCTTGGTACCCTGCAGCCTGACTTAATTTAATTAGTAAACTATGATCAATTTCCCCTTTTTTAAATTCCTTGTAAAATTCGCCAGCGAGTACGTCCATCAACCCAATAGTTACAGCGCCTACGTGACTAGCTGGAGCCCAATTTTTTGGCATACCAAGTTATCTGAATAATCGCTTTAAAATGTTATTAATTATGGATTATATGAGATTTTTCTATCGTCTAGGAGTAATTTTAAATAAATTTCGTTTTTTGTCTGTTGAGTTTCAATATTTCTTAACCTTTGTTCAAATTCCTCATGCGTGTCAATAGATCCTACATCATGATCAGTTAATTGATCTATTTTGTTTGCTAAAATTGTAAAGCATTGTTCTTTCTTCCAAAAATACCTTATAGTCCATACGGCAGCACCACTTAGAGGGATTCCAACAGCCAGTAATATTTCCCATACTACCATGAAAATATATTACTTTGACAGCTTAAAGGTGTTAATCTCCGTATTCGCAATCGTCATCGTGATCACCGTCGTAACCTCCGCACTCGGGACAGGTTTCTTTCATATCTTCTTATTCAGCTCCTTTAAGATAAATTCTACCACTGGCACCGTTACAGCGTTACCAAGGCACTTGTAGCGCTGGGTATCGGATATTCCCTCTGTCCATCCGTCTGGAAATCCCTGCAATCTTTCACACTCAAGCGGAGTAAGTCGGCGCACTTTTTTGCCGTCAAAGACTCCGTGTTTATCCTGAGCTGTTAGTGTAAACATTTCCTCCCCGTCCTCTTTTACCGTTCTGCCATTCTGGGATTTTTTGTGTAGCCCTGGATTCATAACTGCATAAAGTCCTGTCTTACTACCCATACCTCCACTATTGGCTCGGAGGGATCTTGCTATGCCGTCGGGGTGGTAAACTCGGTTTGTGTCGCGGTTGTGCTTTTGTACCATTTTAATTGCTGGCTCTATAACGAGGTTGTCTTTTGTCACACTTGTAAGGTCATTTGAGATTTTCTTGGGTGACTCTAAAGCTCTTCCTGTTCCAGCGTATGTTCTTGTTCTATCTGCAACGATGTAGGTTTCACCAGCGTTTCGGAGGGCTCCGTACCTTGAGTCAATCGTAGATACTTCGCTCCGAACCCCCTCCCCGCTTTCCGATTTTCCTCGTCCCGATTCACCAGGTAGTTCATTCCCTTGTCTGTAAGGAAATATTTTTGGTCTGGGTGTTCCTCTAAGATATGCGATAATGAAGATACGGGGGCGGTTTTGCGGAACGAAATACTTGCTATTGAGCACTTGCCATTCTGCATCGTACCCGATTTCATCCAGCGTTGCGAGAATTTCTGCAAAAGTTTTCCCTCCATCGTGAGATAATAATCCCTCAACGTTTTCAAGTAACAAAAATCTAGGTCGCTTTTGCTTTGCAATCCTAGCAATTTCAAAAAATAACGTGCCTCGTGACTCTTCAAATCCGAGCCTGTTTCCAGCAATCGAGAAAGTCTGACAAGGAAATCCTGCGCACAATCCGTCGAAGTCTGGGAGATTGTCAGCTTCGAGCTTGACGGCATCTTTGTAGATTGTGGCTCCTTTGAAGTGTCGTTGGTAAACTGATCTAGCGTAGTCATCTATCTCGCAAGCCCCAATAACTTGGTGTCCGCACCTCGTCAATGCGAGATCGAATCCCCCGATTCCCGAAAACAAGCTCAGCCATTTCATATCTGCTCCAGCTTCTTTTCAATGGCATCCATCTCTTTTAGAAATTCCTCAGAATCATCTTTGCGGTCAAAGTAACAATCATTACACAGGAACTTGTCAATCTGATCCTGTTCTTCTGCATGGACCATGCCAGCCTGCTTTCCCCAAGTAGGATGTTTCAAAGCCTCTTTTTTGCAGTCACCCCTTGCGATCTTTTTTTCCAAGCCGGAGATCTGCCTTGCTACGTCAGGGTGGAAAATCTCAAGCAGTTTTGCCTCACCTGGTTTCGAAAAACAACCACAAAGGCAATCTCCAGAAATATGGAGTGTGTTATATACACCGCTCCTTTTGAGCTTGTGCTCGGTGTAATATGCGTACATCCAAGAATCGCTTTTGTAAATTACCGGTGAGATGAAAATCATCTTGCCGTCCTTGTAAACCTCATCGCGCGCGTTAATTCCTCTTCTCACACTTTCTGCTTTTCTTACTCCGCTGAGTATGGCGGGCTTTTCACCCTCCGCATAACAGGCTGTGATAAATTTTCTCATTGGGATATACTTGAGGTACCGCATAATGAAAGTGTGAACATCGGGTCCTGGAAAGCCGTTCTCATCTACAATCTGCTCAAAGGATCTGTCTGGATGGACGATAAAAAGAGGCCAGTCCATCTCCTTGCAGTAAGATTCTACAAACTCCAAAGCCTCCTTTGCTTTGATACCAGTGTCGCAAAAAATACAGCCTTTGAAGAGTTCGGGAAAATTTGTTGCTGCAAAGTGCGCAACGACTGAGGAATCCTTGCCACCGCTGAATCCCACATACAAAGCATCAATACACTGTTTTCTAAGAGCCTCTCGCACTATTTCCTTTGGTTCCCGTGGCGGGAGATGTGAGAGCATCAATTCTCATCTACCAGGATCTTATGCCAGTGGTTAGCATGGATTTCACAGTGGGTTTTCATCCACAGGTTTCTTGTAATGCTCAATGCACTCTCACCAAGAAATGCGGTTGGGTTGCACTCCATTTATCGTTTTTAAATTTTAATCTCCCCTTAATCCAGTGGATCTTATAATGCCCTGCAAGCAAATCATGGAACCATCGCTGGTCGGTTTTT